TCTTTCTCACCAACGCATCTTTAAATGCAGAGTACAAAACATTGAAACCCTGATTCTTTTGTTGAACGATGTAGTTGATGTAGTCGGTTTGTTGCTCTGCCAGGGGAATATCTTCAGGGCCATTGGGTACGAACTCTACTACCTTCTTAGTGCCAAAGAATGTACGCATGATGGAAGGCAACATAAATAAAACTGTATCTCTAACATCGGTTGAAATAAATTCTGATTGTAAGGTCGAAGTAGCTTCAGGTTCATTACCAAGATAATACTCAGTTGACTCTGCTCTTTCTTCTCCGACTTGGTGGATGAAGTCTTTTGCATCATCCATTTCAGATTTAATTACACCGACTAAATCGATCATGCTTGACTCTTCATCAAGTTGCATTTCGATTTCTGCTTCGATTTCTTTAACTTTCTTTTCTGCCATATAAGTTACCTAGTTTAACAAACCTTTGTAATATTCTTTAAATTCTTCTGGCTTGTAATTAATTGAAAAGTTGATAGCTCTTTGTTTTGCATTTTCACCTTTACCAAAATTAATTAATTGTTTGTTCTTCTTTGCAAAATCCATTGCATCTTTGGTTTCATCAAACTCTATGTATTTTCCTTCTTGTAATACAACATTTGGAAACACAATCCAATTTCCTTCTTTGTCTTGTTCGGCTGACATACGATGAGTTTTCATCTTGCCCTCTTCAAACAAACTTGGAATAGGAAATTCGCCAGGCTCTAAAATTCTATCCACGAATTGCAAATCTTTGTTATCCATTAGGACTTGCATATTTTGTAGGTTTAATGGATCAAGTTGATTCATTCTGTTTTGCATCAACAAATCTCTACCTCTTCCTTTTGAAGCATAGTTCAGAGATTGCATCAATTCTTCAACTTTCATATTATCCCACTCTAAATATTCTGGACTTCAGAGGTTTCTTGAAATTATAACCGAAATGTGAACCACTTCCACCAAAACTTGCAGCACTACTCGCCATGGTCAAAGCAAGTGCATCGGCTTTATCGGGTGATTTAATTCCACGTTTTCGCATTTCGTCTTTTGATTCTATTTTTATTTTCCCACTTGAGGTATATTTATAAAGAGGCGCAGCCAATTCCGAGGCAAGCTCATCATTTTCAGGAAGTCGGCAATTACGCTGCGCCAGCCAATCTTTTACTGCAAACCAAAGTTCTGCTCTTAAATTCAAATAGTTCTTTTTAGTCGCGGGAGCTTCCGCCACGTTCACCCCGCGCACAGGGAGATTTTGCTCTGCGAGGCGATCAACCACCCCTGATCCGAGTCCAATCACATCAATTAAAATTTCAGAAGGTTGTTCAATCGCAGTTGAGTCGTCAAATTTATTTTTCACCGCACCGCAAAGTTGCATCAAGTCCATGGAGGGGAAAGTAACGATGTCGAGTACGGTATTGCCTTGGCGCACACACAGCGCGGAGTTGTCGCCACCGAAGCGGGCAACGTCAAGTCCCCACACGATCGGTGCGCTCGCGCTGAGAGCTACATCTCTACCCATCGCGGATCTAATTAGTTCCATTGGCACAACCGTATCATCGTCCGCGCTTGGAAACTCTCCCATAACTTCCACGCGCGAAACGGTTGAATCCTCTCCGTACTGTTCAATCATTTTTTGGAATAATTCTTTATCTGTACCTTCGACATCGCGAGAGTCAATCTGCTCAGTTTTCCAGAAAGCTCGTTTGGAATGGAAACTGTCGTAGAACGGCCCTGTGTTTCTTCTAGGGTTAGAGAAGGTAAACCAATACCTATTGGTGGTGGGTTCGGAAAAGAATCCCTCAGAAACGCTGTATATGGGCGCGGGGATACCTGAAGCCTCATCCATAATTAAGCAAACACCATATGAGGAGTGAATACCTGCAAACGCATCTGGATTTTCTTCAGACCAAAGCTGTGCTTGTGCGTAGTAATATCCTGTATCTATTTTTAGATCGCGCACTAAGGCTTCTTCAAACCATTGTGCTGGTTTTATGGTGGTCGCTGTTTTTGCAAACCAATGTGAATGTATGGATAGTGTGAGCCACTTTCCTAATTCAGCCCATGTTCTACTTCTAAGCTGTTGCTCGGTGTTAGCGGTTACGATTATGGTTGAACCAAGTCTGGTAGATAACATCCATAAAATAATCCAAGCGACTAAGGCTGATTTACCAATACCACGACCAGAGGCAACTGCAAGCCTAAACATCTCAGGCATATCAATCGCATTATTTCTTTGGATGTGTATTGAAATTTCCCGCAAAATTTTTTCCTGCCACTTCCTTGGCCCATCAAAATGCTCAAGGGGGGTGTTAGGTTCTCCCCAAGGGAACACAAACTTTACAAAATTTAATGGATCATCTTTGATGTTCAATGACCAAATAGAGGTCATCAATTCTTTTTCTTCTTTCGGACTATATTTCACTTTCTAAAAAATCAACAAAAAATTATTTCATTAGTTTATATATACATACACCCGCGTAGGTGGTTGACGGGGGGGGTTGCTCGGAGAGTTAGAGCAACAGGCAACCGCCAACCTTTGCGCGCTAGATATACAGTAAGGGAGATAATGAGATTTAGCGCGCATTCTTGCCTTTATTTATTCCTTGTCCTGTTTCTTTTGTAGGAACTGTTCCTTTTTAATACTTACTTGCTCACTCTTGCCCTCGATAATTCTGCTATGAGCATCATTCAATACATTCGCCAGGTTTAATTGGTGTTGGACTTCTTGTTTATCCGCCCAATTATCAGGATCGCGATTTTTTAAAAAGAATATGGCCGAGGTTTCTTTTCCGTCCATAGCATTTTGAAATACTTTATTGGCTACTTTTTGCACAGCCGTATATCTTCCTTTTTTTATAGCATGTTCAAATTGCTCATTTCTTTTCTTTTCTCTTGTTATCGTGCTAATACTACAACCTAGTAATGTGGCTATTTGTGATTCGTTTAAACCATCTCCAGCCCATTGAGAAATTTGTTCATAGTCTTGATCCGATAACTTTGATAACTTCTTTTTTCTACCTGGTTTACCTTTTTTTTGTTCCATAATTGGATTTAATTGGTCTTTTTTAGATGTGTTTAAACTCTCCATAACTACCGATTCTATAAGATTTCACACTATTACCCTATATATAAAACATACTTTTTTATTATTAAGTGTTGCATTGTGTATTATTATGTGTTGTAATGTACTTATTAATTATTCAGTAAAGGGAGAAAAAATATGACTAGAGATAAAAGATCATGCTCAACTCATCTATCAATGGGAGAGGTTAGGCTAGTCCAACAAATGATGCATAAAACTTTCATAGCTTATGAAGATGAGCTAAAAGACGATGCAACCTATACAAAACTTTTAGACAGATTGACTAATGCAGTTAGAAACCAAAAGGAGCAAGGATATTATAGATAGCTAAACCAACCCCCCCCTACCACTTAGGCGCGTTTTATATGCGCCTTTAGTGGTATAAACAACTTATTTTATAAAAGGAGAAAAATTATGGATAACAATAAACAACTACAAGGATTATCGGATCATCAGATTCAGTTGCTAGCCCTTAAAGGTTTAGAAGCTAGAGAAGATGAAAAGAAATATTCTTTATGGCATATCGCAAAAGATATGAAAGAAGAGCTTGAAAGCATCAAAGAAGAAATATTAGAAGATGCTTACCCTGAAGATAGGATTTCAGAATATGTTGACTCTTGCATTTCTGTATATACCTATGATCGCATTATGATCTTTGCTAATAATTATAATGATTTAGATATTAACCAATGGGAAGGATCACATTTTTTAGATGCGATTGTTTTTGCTATCTATGAATATTTGCATGGAGAGGCATCTGCCTGGTTATACAAACAACAAGAAGAGGTGGCGTAATGGCTAAATTTAAAAGCGGAGATAATGTAATTTGTAATGGAAACCATGAGTCTTATGTTTTGAGATACTACACAGACAAAATGGTGGTAGTTAGACTTTGGAGAGGCCAAAGACACGTTGGCGATACATGTGTCCATGAGGATGAACTAATTTTAAAGGAGGCGCAACAATGAAAGACTATATTAACCACCGCCCACAGATAACCAGTAAAGAAAGGCGCGATCTTTTAAACAAGTTTAGCGCAGATTTATTTATGGGTTTCATGACTATGTTTGTCATAGTTTCTATGGCTCTACTTGTATTTGGTTTAGAGGTGCAAAGATGAGTAAGAAATATTTATGCAAAGTTGTTGAAACATATACGGTATCAATAGAGATTCCTGAAAATACAAATTTAGAACAATTTAACTTAAGTGATGCTTACAGTTTTGATTGTCCTGATGATGTTAAAGAAACATTTACACCTATTAGAAATGATAGTGTTGTAGATTTCACTTTTAATAAAGAAGATATGGAGGTAACAGATGAATGAGCTATTAAAAGATGAGCAATCAACACAATTTATAAATTATTATGAATGTTATGAATGCACCCATAAATGGGTTGATGTTTGGGATGGTATGGTCGATGATCGTTGTCCTAGTTGCGGTTTTAAACATAACTCACCATATAAAAGTGAAGAGGTAGAACTATGACACAGCATAAAGCAATGATTGAAGAGGCTAGACGATTACTTAGAAGTAAGAATGATAACTTGCCGATACTATCTCACAATGTGCAAGACGATTTCTGGCTTTACACTTACCCATGCGGAAAGGTCGTTAAATCTTTTAACGATAAACGTAAGAGGGATATAATCATAAAAGAATCTAACCAATGACCGATTTGCTATGGCTACCGTTGTTCCTCCTTTTACTTTTATTCATATCAACGGTGGCTGTAGCTCTTTATTTAATCTTGATAGATAAATGATTACCAAGGGCGAAAACAAATACACTTTTAAACAGTATGCGCGGAAGGAAATAAGCAATTACTTAGAAGGTTTATTTGATAACCCAGGCAAACACATACCAAATTTTGATGATCTAACCTTTAACCAACAAGAGCAAGTATTAAGACATATCAGCTTATTTGAAGATCGGATTAAAAAACTTATAGGGCAACCCATAGATGAATGAAGTAGAGGAGAGGATTATTCAAGCATTAAAGCAAGAATGGAAAAAAATGAACAAGGATCAGCTAATAGAGTTATTGCTTTACTATGTGAGGCCACACACTAAACCAAGATCAAAAAACGAAGGGAGATAAAAATATGGCGAAGGAAATTAAACCAACAATGTCTAATGACCAATTAGATTTAATCTATCACCGATTAGAAAATGTTTTCAACACTTTAGTTGATATGAACATTGATATGATGAGAGATTGGCTTGCAGAGGGAGATATCAAAATGTTGATCTACACACTTGAGCCAATGAGAGAGTTATCCACAGCTATGGATGAGATAAACTTTTACCTTGATAGGAAGTAATACAATGATTAATTATCCAGGTGGGTGGTTTGATGAGGAACAATTACCAACACATCAAGAAGATAAATAAACATGAACTCTAAACCAAGCAACGAAAACACAAAATATCAATGTCAGAATTGCCATGTAGGATTTG